CGGGTCTTAAAGCCAATTTTTGGCTGGAAGGTGTTCTCACCAACGGCACGAACCATTTGGAGAGGAACATATGGGCAGTAGAACATACCAGCATCATAAGGGGAAGAACCCTTATAACCTACAACATAGTACTGGTTACCTGAGTTGGTTGCAGTGTTAGCAGCAGCCAGGTTTGCAGCATATGGGTCAATGTAGACTCTGAACTTACCATTGATGGTGCCAGCAAATGTATTGCCAGTGTCATCAACATTCAGGTTGGAGTTCAGTGCAGGGGTGTAGTCCAGGATGCCTGCCATGGTGAGTGCAGAAGCAACATCAGCAGAACAAAGGACGATGTTGCCCTTTCCTCTACGAGTTCTCTGTGCGATTGCATTAGCATCTCTTTCAATCTGGAACAGAAGTCCTTTGAACTTCTCAACAGACCATCTACCATTGGAGTCAACGTCCAGGTCAAAGACACCTGCAGTTGCAGTGTTAGAAACAGCACCTTGCTCAGCAATCTTGTAGATTGTTCTGATGACTTCTCTGTTGATTTCAGCCAGGATCTCAGTGGAGAGAATGTTAGCAAGTTCTGCTTCAGCATTCAGACCATGAATTGCCTTCAGGTCTTGTGCCAGTTCCAAGGAGTACTCAGCTTTGAGTGCTCTGGACTTTGCAGTAACAGTGACTTTCTCAATCGAGAATGCCATCTGGTTGAATGCATTGTCACCTGTACCTTGCAGGTTCTCAGCATCACCAGTGACCATGCCCTGACCAACATCATAGCTGGTGGAGGTTGCAGTTCCAACAGGGTTCAGGAGTGATGGGTTGGTGCCTGACTGAGCAGTTGTACCAATACCAGCATCAACATCAGAGAAACCTGCTGTGAGGTCAAATCCTGCATCCTGACCAGAGAATGCTGAATCAACTTCATCATAGAATGTCTCAGTACCAGACTGGCTGTTGAGTCTGGATCTCATTGCAAAGATCAGTCCAGTAGGACCGTTCATTGGCTGAACACCTGCCAGGTCATATGCAACCAGGTTAGGCATTGAGCGTCTGATCAGGGAGATCAGTACAGGGTCAAAACCTGCAGTAGGACCTGCAGCAGTTGAATCTGCACCAAAACCACCTGATGCACCAGCAGCATTAGCACTGTTGGTTGGGGTTTCCATCAGGTTGATACCTGATGAGAATGCTTGCTCCTCTCTGAGGAATCTTTCTTGGTTTTCCAGCAGGACAGCGGTTACTGCTCTTCTGTGGGAATCTTTGATTGGATCAAGACCCTCATAGTCGAGAAGTGGACTCCACTTTTCCTGCAATTGTTCTGATTGGAACATTTGCTTTACCTATAAAGTACGTTTTTGTTTGAATTAATGTTAAATTCAGTTCTGTCTAAATGCACCTAGGGTTCTGAGGTATGCATCCATACCACCTGCCTGTGGGGCAGGAGTGCTGTCTACACCCTCTGACAGAGTTTGGGGTGCTTCTGACTTGGCAGCAGGAGTAGATCTGGAGAAGTATGACTCCTTCAGAGTCTCCAGCTTTTCACGATATGCTGTTTCACTTTCAAACTCAACACTTTCGGCAAGTGAAGCGAGCTTCTCTTTCTGAGAAAGTGCAAGACCCTCTGAAACGGAATCAAGGATTCCATCAGCAACTGACTCAGCCAGTCTGCTGTTGAGGGAGATGTTCTTCTCAATCTGCTCGTTGAGTTTTGTCTCCATATCATCAAGTTTTTCTACCATGCTCTCAAGCACATCATATTTATCTTCAGGGATTGTTACATAATGTTCTTCAAAAAGACCCTTCATTCCTTCAAGGAATGATTCAGTCATTTCAGTCTTAAGACCATGCTCAATAGCGAGGGCATTTTCTACCATCCACTCTTCAGCAACATACTCGAGATAGGCATCAACTCTATTCTCAAGTTCTTCCTTAAGACCTTCTTTTTCCTCAGCAAGCTTCTCAGCATACTGAGCTTCCAGGGATTCCTGGATTTCTTTTACTTTTGAATTCAGAGCAGCTTCAAAGATCATCTTTGCTTTTTCTCTGAACTCCTCGGAGAGTTCCTCACCACCAAGGAGAGCATTGACATCTTCTTCGACATCAACTGTTTGCTCTTCTACTGTTTCTGCTTCTGCAACAACTTCCTCTTCAGAAATCTCTTCCGCTTCAGGTTGGATTTCTTCCTTGACTTTGTGCATTGGCTCAGCAGCCTTAGCGCCCTTATTAACTACATCACTGACAGTCTTGATCTTAGGCTCTCTGAGCTTTGCAGAATCATCGTCTGTTCTGTAGTTTTCTGGGGTGGGTCCACCCAGATCCTCATAGGATCCAGTTTGACCAGGTGTGATGCTTGCTACGTGCTGTTGTGGCTCAGCGGGTTTAGCGTTCGCGTTCACAGCAGTCTTAGATTGCTCCATTTCTTGTAAATCT